CAATGTGAATATTAAAGCATTAAACAATGTGCAAATGGAAAGCAATCAAAATTTAAATCTAGTGATAGGTGCTGATGGGTTTATAACCACAGGATCCAATTTAAATGTGAACAGTGCCAACAATTATTTCACGTCTACCAGTGAAACTCATATTAAAAGTGATGTTCAATACAGTTCAGGATCAAAAGCATATTCAAATTTTCCAACAGGAGGAACAGCCGATGCCACTGCAGCAGGCAGTGCTTCTATTTTGAATACATTCACTAATCCAGGAGAAAATTCAGAAAACATAATGAAACGTGTGCCACAACATGAACCTTGGCCACAGCATGAAAACTTAAATCCCAACAATGTTAGTAATGATTTAACAGACAGAGAAAATCCTAACAACATCATCGATTCCTCTTTAACTCAAATAAAGGACACTTTTACAAAAAATTAACGAATAAATATTCATATGAGCACCAAAGAGAAAAAATTATACAAAGACATCACAGTACGAGCCAACAAAACACCCTCGGCACCTGTGGGACCTAGAGCCTACAGAGGTGTCAGCACAGTGAATCCTGATGCCAACAGTTTTAATCTGTATGACATAGCACTGATCAAACAGGATTTGTTGAATCATTTTCACATCCGTCAGGGAGAAAAATTAGAAAATCCTGAATTTGGTACAATTATATGGGACGCACTGTTTGAACCACTGACAGAAGACATGAAGCAAGCCATCATACAAAATGTCACAGAAATTGTCAATTATGACCCTAGAGTGCAGGTCAATTCAGTCACAGTGGACACTTATGAGAGTGGAATTCAAATAGAATGTGATCTTACCTATCTTCCCTACAATATTTCTGAAAACATGCGTCTAAAGTTTGATGAAAACAACGGTTTAATCAACTAGAATTAACTGAGCATTTAATCAAACATAATAAATAAGTTTAACCAATGAGAACTTATGTCATCCACAGATAGATTGAACAAATTATTGCTGGCAGAGGACTGGAAAAAAGTCTATCAGAGCTTCAGAAATGCCGATTTCAAAAGTTATGATTTTGACAATCTACGCAGATCCATGATCAATTATCTGCGTCAAAACTATCCTGAAGATTTCAATGATTATTTAGAGAGCAGTGAATATCTTGCTCTGATTGATTTGATTGCTTTCTTGGGACAAAACATTGCATTCAGAATTGACTTGAATGCCAGAGAAAATTTTATAGAATTAGCAGAACGCAGAGAATCAGTGTTGCGTCTTGCTAGACTGTTGAGCTACAATGCCAAGCGTAATCAACCAGCCAACGGTTTATTAAAAATTGATGCCATCAGCACTTCAGAAGAGATCATAGACAGCAACAATATCAACATAGCCAATCAAACCATCATATGGAATGATCCCAGCAATGAAGATTGGTATGAACAATTTATTAAAGTGTTGAATGCAATTCTACCAGTGACTGGCAAAATAGGAAGACCCAACAAAATAGACACTGTGAATGGAATTCCCACAGAACTTTATCAATTCAATTCAAACCTACAAGAAGTACCAGTGTTTTCATTCACAAAAACCATAGATGGCAGAAACACTGCCTTTGAAGTGGTCAGTGTGGATTTGAAAGATGGAGAATTAACAGAATTATCTCCTTTGCCCACAAACAAATTACAATTTGTTTACAAAGAAGATGGCAGAGGCAATGCCAGCAGCAACACAGGATTTTTCTTTCACTTCAGACAAGGCACACTGCAACAAGGAGATTTTTCAGTGGACCTATCCACTCCCAATCAAGTGGTTGGATTGGATGCCACCAACATCAATCAATCAGATGTGTGGCTGTATCAACTGGACAGCAACAGCAACGAAACAGAATTGTGGACCAAAGTGAGTGCTACCGAAGGCAACAACGTGATCTACAACAGCACTGCAAAATCTATTAGAAATATCTACAGTGTGATCACTAGAACTGAAGACAGAGTCAATCTGCAATTTGCTGACGGCACTTTTGGAAATTTACCCAAAGGCAAATTTAGAACATATTACAGAACCAGTGACAATAGACAGTTTAAAATTGTTCCAGCAGATTTAATCAACATTGAAATCACAGTGCCTTATGTCAGTGCCACAGGCAAAGACGAAACACTCACAATCAGTTTGGCACTGCAATACACAGTGGACAACGCAACCAATTCTGAATCAAATAGTTCTATAAAAAACAACGCACCTGCCACTTACTACACGCAGAACAGAATGATCACAGGGGAAGATTACAATGTGGCTCCGTTGTCAGTGAATCAACAAATTATTAAAATTAAATCAGTGAATAGAATCAGCAGTGGAGTGTCCAGATACTTTGACCTGTTGGATGCTACCGGCAAATACAGCAGCACTAATTTGTACGGCAGTGATGGAATAATTTACAAAGAAAATATTAATAATAATTTTACTTTCAGTTATGTGAGTAGAACTGACATTGAAGGAATCATTAACAATTCAATTGAACCTTTGTTGAGCAACAAAAAATTATTTAATTTTTATTTGAACAATTTTGCTAAAATTATTACTACAGATGTGGCAACTGAATGGTATCAATCCACCAATGGCAGCAATCTCAGCACTGGATATCTTGCAGACAGTGACAGTAACAAATTAGAAGTGGGCACTTTCACAGACAGTGTGTTAAAATATTTAGAAATTGGTGCACAATTAAAATTTACAGCACCCACTGGAAAATACTTCACAGCCAAAGGCGAATTGCTCACAGGATCCCCTTCACAATTGGGAGACAGCACAGTGCGATGGGCCACAGTGGTGAATGTGATCGACAATGGCACATTGATTCAAAATGACAACAGCGGTCCCATAATTCTCAATGATGTAATACCCACTGATGCTGTGTTGGCTCAGATAGTGCCTAAATTTACAAAATTTTTGTCCGCAGATATCAAATTGGAAATGTTGGATCAAATATTTGCCAACAGTACATTTGGATTGAGATACGATATCGCAGCTAGAGATTGGGTGGTAATCGATGAAAACAACCTCAATGTTTATGCTGATTTCAGCATGGGCAAAACAGGTGACATCAGCAATCAACAATTGGATGCCAGCTGGTTATTGCTGTTTACCACAGACACAGAACTGTACACAGTGACCTACAAAGGTGTGAGATATGTGTTTGAAAGCGACAAAGAGATAAGATTCTATTACGATAGCAGTGATAAAAATTACAACACCAACACTGGCAAAATAATCAAAGACAAAATCACAGTGTTGAATATCAACAATGCTCCAGGAGTTTTGACTCCAATGTTGGACAATGTCAACTGGCAAGTGGTGGAAGAATACAAAGACGCACAAGGATATGTGGACAGTAAAAAAATAGAAATTACTTATTTTGATTCAGATGATGATGGACTGATGGACAATCCAGAATCTTTTGAAAATTTAGTATCTGCGGGCACTCTAGTGTATCAAAAAAAGATTACATCTAATGGAGTGGAAGATTTTAATTATGTGAATGCTGATAGTGAAAATATTCAATCAATCAGCAGTGAAAACAACATTGGATCCTACAGTTCATATGACACAAATACTGTGTTTTACAACACCACCACTGGTGTTTTTAAATTATTGAATGTGTCCACAGGAGTTTTGACCACAGTGAGTGATTATAGAGCATACAACGGTCGTGATAGTTTAAAATTTCAGTACGTACACAGCACAGACAGCTCTAATAGAATAGATCCCAGCTCCAGCAATATCATTGATATATTTTTGTTGACAAGATCTTATGACACAGAATTCAGATCTTGGTTGTCTAACGATATTGAAAATAAACCCCTGCCACAGAGTTCTGATTCCATGTATCAAAATTTTGGCAAAGACATCAATCTAATCAAATCCATCAGTGATGAAGTGATCTATCATCCGGTGAAATACAAAATTTTGTTTGGAGACAAAGCAGATGTTAAATTTCAATCAGTGTTCAAAGTGGTCAAAAACACCAATGAGGTGGTGAATGATGATGATGTGAAGGTAAGAGTGATTCAGGCTGTGAATGAATACTTTGATCTGGAGAATTGGGATTTCGGTGATACATTTTATTTTTCAGAACTCAGCACATACGTGATGACTCAACTGGCTCCAGATATAGTGACTTTTGTGATAGTTCCGGATCAAGCATCTCAATCCTTTGGCAGTTTGTTTGAAATTAAATCTGAAAGCGATGAAATTTTTATCAGTGGTGCCACAGTGGATGATGTTGAAATAATTGACGCCATAACTGCTTCAAAATTAAAATCCAGTGGGTCAATTGTCACATCTACTCCAAACATTAATGTGGGTATCAGCAGTGCTTCTTTCAACGGGAGTTACTAATGGCTTACGATAATAATCAAGAAGATTTTCCACTACCCAAAGGCAATCAAA